TTATTGAAATGAAAAAAGTTGGTGGCAAAACTAGCAGCAATCAGACTGATGTGATTGATAAGCTGCGTGCAAAAGGCTACGAGGTCTTTGTGTGCGAGGGAGCTAATGAGGCCTACAGCATGTTGCTGGCCTACGTCTATGGTGATCAGCCTCCTGAGTGGCTCAAGCGCTTTGTGGCGGTTCCTAGCAAGACGTAGATACAAACGTGCGCAATAAGGAATACAATACAATCCAAAATAGACAATCTGACCGAAAGGGTTGATTATGGAACTTCGAACACCTGCACCGAAGCGAAAAGCCGGTGCTTTACCTGGCTCAAACAATGGCGGCGGTGCCAAGCCTGGTGCTACCCGTCCTGCCGGTTCAGGTCGTGCTGCAGGCACTCAGAACAAGATCACGTTGACGGCAAAGGCTGCAATCGCTGAGTTCGTTGATGGCAATGCACACCGTTTGGCCGGTTGGCTTGACCTGGTGGCAAACGGCAAGCCGATGCTGGACAAAGACGGCAATCAAGTTTATGACGGTCAAGGCAACATGGTTTATGAGATCAGGCCAAACCCTGAGAAGGCGTTTAACTTGTTTCAATCCGTGGTCGAGTATCACGTACCGAAGCTTGCACGCAGTGAGATCAGCGGGCCGAACGGCGGAGCGATCGAGACTACGGTTGTGGACCTTAAAGGCCTGAGCGACACGGAGCTAGCTCAGATGCAAACCTTGCTCGGCAAAGCTGCAAAAACTGAATGAACGCCCCTTTGGATCACAAAGCTCTGAGCGAGCTGATTACGAGGGAACAGCTTCGTCGCAAAGCTGAAAGCAACCTATACGAATTCGTCAAACAATCTTGGCATGTTGTTGAGCCAAGTATTCCGTTCATAGGCAGCTGGCACATTGAGGCAATCTGTGAACACCTTGAGGCCATTACCTTTGGTGACATCAAACGGCTGCTGATCAATATCCCGCCTCGTCACTCCAAGTCGACCATTGTCTCGGTGATGTGGCCTGCTTGGGAATGGATTGTCAACCCGCAGCAGAAGTTTCTGTGCGCTTCGTATTCAGGCAACCTCAGCACTCGTGACAACTTAAAGACTCGTCGCCTACTGCAATCAAACTGGTACCAAGACCGATGGTCACACATGTTCACCCTGTCCGGTGATCAAAACGCCAAGCAAAGGTTTGAGAACGACAAGACCGGTTATAGGCTGGCAACCTCAGTCGGAGGCACGGCAACTGGTGAGGGTGGATCCCGTTTGATACTTGACGATCCTCACGGTGCGCAAGCTGCCCAGTCTGAGGTCATGCGCAGCTCAGACCTTGAGTGGTTTGACATGGTGTGGTCAACCCGTCTGAACAACCCAAAGACCGATGCAATGGTCACCGTGATGCAGCGTCTGCACGAGCTTGACATCAGCGGTCACATCCTTGAAGACATCAAGGGTTGGGAACACATCTGCATACCGGCTGAATGGGATGGCAAGCAAAGAACAACCGTGCTCGGTCCTTACGACCCACGCAAAGTCAAGGGCGAACTGATCTGCCCTGAACGGTTTGGCAAGAAAGAAATCACAAACCTGAAGCAGCTGCTCGGTTCATACGGAACTGCTGGCCAATTGCAGCAAGATCCTGTTCCTAGTCAAGGCGGTATTCTCAAGACTGAGTTCTTCAACATGTGGCCTGCAACCTCAGGCCTGCCGCCATTCGAATACATCTTGCAGTCGTATGACTGCGCCTTTACCGAGAAAACCACCGGAGACCCTACGGCATGCACGGTCTGGGCAATGTTTACGCACAAAGGCGAACGCAATGCCATGCTGATCGATGCGTGGGATGAGCACCTGAGCTATCCTGACCTGCGTGCAAAAGCAATCAAGGATTGGACCACTGAGTACGGCGGCATGACCAAAGACTCACCTCACTCTCGTGCAAGGCGGCCAGACAGGATCTTGGTCGAGGCCAAAGCCAGCGGTCAGTCCTTGCTACAAGACTTACGATTAGCTAAAGTTCCTGCTGTGGGCTATAATCCAGGCTTAGCGGATAAAGTATCGCGTGCGCACCAAGCTGCTCCGACCTTGGAGCTAGGTTTGTTGTGGATACCTGAATCAGGCAAGAACCCTGGCCAACACGTTAGTTGGGCAGCAGCATTCATAAAACAACTGGGCAAGTTCCCAGTAGCGGAGCACGATGACTATGTTGACACGTTTACGCAAGCTATCATTTATCTCAAGAATGATGGATGGTTTGAGCTCCCTCAAGCAAAAGATGTTGACGAGCCTAAAATCTCTCAGAAACCGAGGATAAATCCATATGCAGCCTAAAAAACCTGTTTGGGAAAAAGCACGACCAAAAAGTCTTGGCGAGAGCAAGCCTCTGTCATCCAAAGCCAAGTCATCAGCTAAAGCCGCTGCAGAAAAAGCAGGCAGGCCTTATCCAAACTTAGTTGACAACATGCGAGCAGCGAGGAAGAAATGACCAACCCTGTTGACAAAGATAGTCTGCCTTTGAACCAACCTAGGCGCACTCCAAGCCACCCGACCAAGTCGCACATTGTGAAGACTAAGGTAGATGGCAAGGAGAAGATTATCCGTTTTGGTCAACAAGGTGCAAGTACTGCAGGCAAACCTAAAGAAGGTGAGTCTGATCGCATGAAGGCAAAGCGTGAATCATTCAAGGCACGGCACTCTACCAATATCGCCAAAGGACCAAGCAGCGCTGCGTACTGGGCCAACAAAGTCAAATGGTCTGAAGGCGGATTGACTCAAGTCAAGGGATACGCCAAAGGTGGAGAGGTTGATGAAACAAAAGCAGCCTTTGGTATCTATCCTAAGCAGCGAGCAACACCTAGCTCTAAAGAAACAAAAGCCGCAGCAGCTGAAGCAGCTAAGTTTGCTGCAGAGATGATAATCCCTCAAACGCCAATGGATGCAGGCTTGATGCTGATACCTGGCGGAAAGATTGCACGCAAAGCTGGTGCTGCATTGATTGGCTTAGATGCAAGCGATGCCGAAGCAGGTAGTTTGTCATCTTTAATGAAGCTTATCTCAAAAGAAGCACCTGCTCAAGCTAAAACAATCAGAGAAGCATTAGGCAAAGCTTTCTCAAAAGACCTTGAACATTCTGTTGTTGGCTCAAGTGATCGAGGTCCTGCAGGTTCAATTATGTCAGGCGATTGGGATTCTGTAAAGCCAAATCAATTTGACATTGCACGAGCTATAAAAAGTGACAGACCTATTGTTGACTTTCATACACATCCTCGTGCAGGTCAAGCAGCTTTTGACATTGCTCCGAGTGAAGGTGATTTCAGATTTTATTCCAATGAGTATTTTCCAGGAAAACAAAACAGAGAACTACGCACATTGATTGCATCTCCAGCCAATTCAATTGATCGAGTTCCTTCAGCATATTCCTTTTTTGCAACTGACAATCCTAGTAAAGTATTTGACAGACGCGCATTGAACAGCGCGGTCTATGAATTACAACGTGCAGGAAGTAAAGGAACATTTAAATCAATCATGGATGATCCTAGGTTTCGTGAATACTTTGATGCAGGTGGAAGTTTAGGTGACTTAGCTGCAAACATAGCTCCTCTGTCAATGCTAGATCTTCGCAAAGCACAAGGATTGGGCAGAGGAGAATTTCAGTTAAGCGGTAGAAGGCTATCTGCAGAAAATCCAAGATCAACTAATAAAGAGTTATTTGAAGCAATGAATCCTGCAGCAGTTGAGTTTTTAACTCGCAAAGGCTTTGCCGAAGGCGGCAGCGTATCAGCATATGACCCATTCCAAGTAGATGAAATTATGAACAGCATTGACGCACCACGCGGTTATGCTGAAGGCGGTGAAGTAAAAGCTCCTGACTTAGAGTTTAGAGAAGACCCTGATTCATTGCGTCTTTACCGGCATGCAATGAAACAAATGGCTCCTAATCAACAAGACTCTGTTTCTAATTTAGGTCTAGGCATGCGTACTCGTACCGCAGGCGGTGACTTTAGTGCAGGCCTTGACATGAACCGCATGACTCAAGGTCAACAAGACCAGTTGATGAAGTCTCTTGCAGCAAACTATAACGTCAATCTTGGCAATGTGAATGTCAATGCAATGATGCAAAAGCCTCTTGATGCCAAAGACGTTTATGTTGGCATGATCAATGGTTCAATTCCACTGGCTGAAGGTCGTGCAATGCTTGGAATACAAGGAGTCAAAACTCCTTACGGCACTGACGTGTTAGGCTACAACGCAGGATGGTCTGGCAAAGTAGGACCTGGTCAGTTGAACGCCAACATAAACGTTCCTAAGCGTGGTAAGCCATCAGGCCAAGTTCAGTATCAAATTCCTTTTGCAGAAGGCGGCAGTGTGTCTGCCTATGATCCTGACCAGATCGATGCAATAGCTAATCAATTTATGTGAGGTAAAGAATGGCAACCAAAAGACTACAAGACGATTTGCCTGAAGGCGAGAGCGTTGAACTCGAAGATATTGACAACGAAGTTGAAGACACAGAAGACGGCGGTGCGATTCTTCGTGAAACAAACAACGAAGACCATGCAACTAAGTTAGCTCACTTTGCCAACATCGTTGACGAGGTCGATCAAGATCTGCTCAAGACAGCTATAAGCGACTTGCTTGAAAAGATTGGCAACGACAAAGAAGCCCGTGAGAAGCGTGACAAACAGTACGAAGAAGGTCTGCGTCGTACTGGTCTAGGCGATGATGCACCGGGCGGTGCTCAATTTACAGGTGCTAATAAGGTTGTGCATCCGATGTTGGTTGAAGCTTGCGTAGATTTCTCTGCACGCTTCATGAAAGAAGTCTTCCCACCTAACGGTCCTGTCAAAAGCAAGATCTACGGTGAGCGTGACAAGTCTAAAATCCAGAAAGCAAATCGTAAAGCCGAGTTCATGAATTGGCAGACCACTGAGCAGATGGTCGAGTTCCGCGGTGAACTAGAACAGCTCAGCACGCAGCTGCCACTTGGCGGTGGCCAATACATGAAGTTCATGTGGAACCCGCTGCATCGCCGTCCTAACTCAGAGTTCATCGCAATCGATGACATCTATTTGCCGTTTGCAGCAACAAACTTCTACACTGCTGAGCGCAAGACTCACGTTCAATACATCACCAAATTCGAGTATCAGCGCCGAGTCAAATCAGGCATGTACATCGATGTTGACCTTGGCATTCCTGAAGACCCAGAGTTCAGCAAGTCAACACAAGCCAATGACAAGATCGAAGGTCGTAAAGACCTGAGCTACAACGAAGATGGTTTGCGTACAGTCTACGAAGTCTATACTTACCTTGACTTTGGTGATGGCCCTGAGCCATACATCTTGAGCATTGACAAGACAACTAACCTAGGTTTGGGTCTTTACCGTAACTGGGAACCTGATGATGAGCGTCAACAAGAGCTTGACTGGATCGTAGAGTTCCCATTTGTGCCATGGCGTGGTGCTTACCCGATTGGGTTGACACACATGATTGGCGGTTTGAGCGGTGCAGCTACAGGCGCTTTGCGTGCTTTGCTAGATTCTGCGCACATTCAAAACGTTCCTACGCTGCTAAAGCTCAAAGGCGGACCTGGCGGTCAGACTCTGAATGTCCAACCTACTGAAGTTGTTGAGCTTGAAGGCGGTGCATTGATCGATGACGTGCGCAAGCTAGCAATGCCGCTGCCATTCAACGGCCCAAGCCCTACGTTGTTCCAACTTTTAGGCTTTTTGGTCGATGCAGGCAAGGGCGTTGTGCAAACTTCGTTTGAAAAGCTCTCTGATCAGAACCCAAATCAACCAGTTGGTACGACCATGGCTCTTATTGAGCAAGGCATGGTGGTATTCAGCTCGATTCACAGCCGTTTGCACAGCTCAATGGCTCGTTGCTTCAAGATTTTGCACCGCATCAACAGTGCTTACTTGACAATCGAGGACCTTGAAGCGCAATCGCAAGGTCTTGAGATCGATCCTTCGGACTTTGACGGTCCGATGGACATTATTCCTGTCAGCGACCCTGCAATTTTCAGCGAAACTCAACGTTTTGCGCAAACTCAAGCCATCATGCAGCGTGCACAAGCCATGCCGCAAATGTACGATGCGCGTAAAGTCGAGGAGATGTTCCTTCGCAACATGAAAGTGCCTGCAAATGAAGTTTTGCAGCCTTTGCCTGGCAGCGAAGACATGGATCCTGTGTCAGAAAACGTTGCTGCAGCAATGAGCAGACCAATTTACGTGTTGCCATCGCAAGATCACATGGCACACTTGATGACGCACATTCCGTTCCTCAAATCGCCTTTGTTTGGCTCAAACCCTGCAATTGCCAAGACCTATTTGTACCCAATGGCTACGCACTTGCGTGACCATTTGCTCAACTACTACTTGGTTGAAGCGCACAATGCAGTTGACAAGGCACAAGCAGAGGAATTGATCCCTGAAGAAGCAGAAGACCAGGTCAAAATTATTTTGGAAGTGCAAAAGTTTATCGAGCAACAGCTCGGCAGCTTTGCTCAAGAGTTGGCGCAGCTTGATCAAGCCGCTCAGCAATTCAAACCTCAACCTCCAATGCCGCCTGATAAGACTATGGAAGTTGCTCAGCTCAATGCGCAAGTCCAAGGTCAAGCAATGCAGCAACGCATGCAGGTTGATCAAGCTAAGTTGCAAATCGAGCAGCAGAAAATGCAGTCGCAGCAGCAACTTGAAGCGGCTAAGCTGCAAACACAGCAGCAACAAGCTTCTGAGCGTTTGCAAGCAGAGCAGATCAAGCAACAAGCTGAAGACCAGCGTGTTGCAGCTGAGCTAGAAACCCGTGAGCGTATCAACACGGCTGACAATGACACGGCAAAACTTCTTGCTGCTGCCGAAATGGCAACAGGCGAGAAGGTTGCAGTGAGTACCGGCGGCGGAATTAACCCAAACCCTTAAGGAGAAAACCATGAGCGACAAACCTAATGACAAACAAGTACCAATGGACAGTGCTTTTGTAAAGCAACACCATCGTATGGCAGCAGGTCAAAAAGTAGACGGCCAAAAGCTGCCTGCTGCACCTGCAACGCCTAAGACTCCTGCATGAATATAGAGTCTCAACTTTTGAATCGCATCAAGGCAGAACAGCAGTCATTTGCTGTTGAAGCCTTGATGCGTCCTCAGACTCGCGATACTTTCGAGTACGGGTATCGCGTGGGAATGGTTGCTGGTTATGAGGCAGCAATCAACGTACTATTAAACCTTCTAGACGAGGAGAAAAACTTTGACAACGACCTATGAGGACGCAATGGCGGAGGCTTTTCCAGCAGTAAATGCTGGCATTCAGCCTTTCGGGAGCCGTGTTCTGATTCAGATCCGTACACCGAAAAAGACATCTGCTGGAGGTATCATCATTGATATTCATGGCTCTAACGAAACCGAAAAATGGAACACGCAAATTGGCAAAGTAGTTGCCTTAGGTCCATTGGCTTTTAAGAACCGTGATTCGATGGCGACATGGCCTGAAGGTGAGTGGTGCAAAGCAGGCGAATACGTTCGCGTGGCTAAGTACGGCGGTGATCGCTGGGAAGTAAAGATTCCTGGCACAAACGATTCTGCAATGTTTGTTATTTTTAACGACTTGGATATTATCGGGCAGGTAACTGGCGACCCGTTAGCAATCCGAGCATTCATCTGAAAGGAGATGAGTTATGAACTTTGGTGAAGCAATCGCAGCTTTAAAAGCTGGTAAAAAAGTGGCCCGTAAAGGCTGGAACGGTAAAGGGATGTTTATTCTGCGAGCCGGTGGTTACAACGTGCATAAAGACAATTTACGCGCCGGAGGACCAATCACTAAGGAGTTTCTTGAAAGTCGTGGTGTTGATGAGATGATCATCCAACCCCACTTCGACATGTGGACTGCTCAAAATCAGTACCAAACTGGATGGCTTGCGAGCCAATCAGACATGCAAGCTGACGACTGGGCGGAGGTTTAATCATGGCTGAAGTAATGAAAGAAGACGACGAAAAAGGCGGTGGCGAGGAAATCGTTATCGTTGAAGATAAGAATGATTTGACTGATCGCTCTGAAGAAGGCGATAGTCAAGAAGACCAAGAGGATGATCGCACTGCATCATCTGCTAGAGAAGAAGATGAAGGCGATGATGACGGTAATGACCCAGAGCGTGCAGCAATACGAGAGCGACGTAGGCTTGAAAAACTTGAGCGTAAAGACCGCCGAGACCAAGCAATCAAACGCGACAAACTCGAACTGGACTTCTTACGTAAACGCAATGATGACCTTGAGCGCCGAGTATCTGCTCAAGAGCAACGCTCACACCAAGTAGACTTAGGCAGTTACGACCAAGCAATTGCGTCAGCTGCCAATGAAGTTGAAATGGCAGAGCGAGTCATTGCTAAAGCTGTAGAAGCAGGCAATGGTGCTGACGTAGCACAAGCCATGCGCTATCGTGATCAGGCAATGCAAAAGGCTCAGCAGCTTCAGTTTGCTAAGCAACAAGCAGCGCAGCAGCGTCCTCAGGCGCAAGGCCAGTCAATCGATGACATGACCATGCACTATGCCAAGGAGTTCATGGCTGAGAATCCATGGTATGACTCACAAGGCCGTGACGAAGACTCTGCCATTGTGATTGCCATTGACCAAGCTTTGGCCAAGGACGGGTTTAACTCCCAGACTGAAGAGTACTGGGATGAACTGCGTAAACGGACTGCAAGGCGCTTACCTGAGAAGTTCAAAAACCAGCGTCAACCCACACGTGAAGCCAAGGAAGAAAGAACTCCTCGTGGCGGCCCTGCCGTAGGCTCTGGCCGTGAGCATGCACCAGCATCAACCCGCAAGGAAATCTATCTCAGCCCTGAGCGTAAACAGGCTCTGATTGATGCTGGAGTATGGGATGACCCTGTTTTACGTATGAAGTATGCCAAGCGGTATTCTGAGTACGATCGTGCCAATAAGGCATAAATTTACACTTTTTGATTTTCAATTTATAATTGGTTTCAATCGCTGAAAGGAGCGAGTATTATGACAGACGAACGCTTGAAAAAATCCGCAGGAGCAGGTCGTGAGAGTCGCGCGATGGTAGATCGTGCAGTCACACAAAACCGAGAGGTGACCGAAGACGAGCGGGTTGAAATGTTCCGTCAACAGTTTTTTCAGTCCTCTCTTCCGGACTTGCCAAAACTTCCCGGCTGGCATTGTTGCTGGCTGACCACGACTAACCCTCGTGACTCTATCCAAATGCGGATCAGACTGGGCTATGAACCAGTTAAGCCAGAAGACGTTCCTGGCTGGGAATACGCAACCCTTCAATCGGGTGACTGGGCAGGGCTCATCGGGGTGAATGAGATGTTGGCTTTTAAGCTGCCCATTTCTCTTTATGAGAAATACATGAAGGAGGCTCATCACGATGCCCCACTTCGTGAAGAAGAAAAACTGACCGATACGGCAGATTTTCTTGAGCAGCAAGCGCGTTCATCTAAGTCGAAGCTGACCATGGGAGATGGCAATATGGAGATTGGTAAACAACGGGAAGCTCAATTCGATCTTTCCTGACGCAACCTTTTAATCCATTTAGGAGCAAACTATGTCTTCGACTAGCGCACCATATGGCTTCCGTGCGTCTTACCACAACAGTGGTCAGATGCGTCCGAAAGCCTACACGATCACCAGCACTTATGCTGCGTCGATCTTCTCCGGCGACCCCGTTAAACTAACAAGTGACGGTGTTATTCAACTGGCTTCATCTGACGGTACTCGCACAGGTACTACTGACGGTGTCACAGTACTCGGCATTTTTGCTGGCGTTCAATACTTGGACTCCACCGGCAAGCCAACGATTTCTCCTTTCTGGCCTTCTGGCACGACAGGCACTGAAATCGTAGCATGGGTATATGATGATCCTGAAACTCTGTTTGATGTTCAGTACGCTAACCCAGGAACTCCTGGTACCACTTCAGTGCAAACTGCGGTTGGTGCTGAAGCTGACTGGCGTGTTGCCTCTCCAGGCGGCTCGACTTCAACAGGTATCAGTTCTACATACCTGACCGTTTTGCAATCAACCCAGGGTCAATTCCAGATCACAGGTTTTGCATATGAAATCACTGACTCTTTGACAGATGCTTATGTTAATGTGACCGTTCGTATCAACGACGCCGCATACAAAGCTCCTGTTAATGCAATTTAAGGAGGGCTAAAACATGGCTACCCCAATGCGTAGTACGGACTTTAGATCCGTAGTTGAGCCTATCCTCAACGAAGTGTTCGATGGTGTTTATGACCAACGCGCTGACGAATGGAAGATGGTCTTCCGTGAGCAAAAAGGCATTCCTCGCAACTACCATGAAGAACCTGTTCTTTATGGTTTTGGCGCAGCGCCTGAATTGCCTGACGGTATGGCTGTTTCTTACCAATCTGGCGGCGTGTTGTTCTTGCAACGTTACCTCTACAAAGTCTATGGTTTGGCATTCAGCTTGACCAAGGTCTTGGTAGAAGACGGCGACCACATCCGTATCGGTCAAACCTATGCCAAACACTTGGCACAGTCTTTGATTGAGACTAAGGAAACCCTATCTGCTAACATTCTGAACCGTGCTTTCAACGGTGCTTATGTTGGTGGTGACGGCGTATCGTTGACTAACACTGCACACCCAATCGTTAGCGGTACATTCAGCAACCAGCTGAGCACACCAGCTAACTTGTCACAAACCTCACTTGAGCAGATGCTGATTCAGATCCGCAACGCCGTTGACAACAACGGTAAGCGTATCCGTTTGACACCTAAGAAGATCGTTTCTGGTCCTTCTAACGTGTTCCAAGCTGAAGTTCTCTTGAAGAGTGCACTTCGTGCTGGCACAGCTGACAACGACATCAACCCAGTTAAGTCCATGGGCTTGCTGGCTGAAGGTCAGGCCAACTTGTCGCGTATCACTTCATCTACCGCATGGTGGGTGCAGACCGACGCGCCTGAAGGCTTGAAGTTGTTGATGCGTCGCGGCTTGGAGAAGTCTATGGAAGGTGATTTCGAGACTGACTCTATGCGCTACAAGGCCACTGAGCGTTATACTGTGGGTTGGACTGACCCCCGCGGTGTGTACGGTACAGCAGGCGTTTAATAAAGAGGGGGACTTCGGTCCCCTTCTTTTATGTTTTTTCTGGGATTTCCCGGCGTATCTGACAGTTCCCAGCTGACGTCATGCAGACAGATACCCACCAACTCGCATGAGAGGAATTTAAAATGGCTTCAACTACATTCTCCGGCCCAGTAACATCTACCAATGGTTTTATTGGTGCACTTACTGGCAACGTAACAGGTAACGTAACAGGCAATGTTGCAGGTTCTGGCAGCATCACGCATGCTACAACTTCGGCAATCAATGCCACCGCAACAGCCACAGCAGCACAAGTTGCTACTGGTTACATCACATCAACATCAGCAGCTGCAACAACCATCACACTGCCTACAGGCACTTTGCTTGGCGCAGCACTTGGTGCAACACGCGGCTCAGTTTTTGATCTGTACATTGACAATACTGCAGGTGCAAGCACTGTGACTATTGCTGTTGCGGTTAACGGCATTTTGTCTGGTGCAGCAGCTGATACTCCAGGTAGCTTTGGTGATTTGACAGTACCTGCCGGTGTAACTGGTCTTGGCCGTTTCACTATCATGTTTTCCAGCGCAACAGCTTACGTGTTCACACGTACTGCTTAATATTTATCTGGGGCTTGTCCCCAGATTTTTAACTTAACGCACTGGAGATAAACATGGCTGATGCAGTAACCTCACAAACAATTCTTGACGGTGAACGCATGTTCATTGCCAAGTTTACCAACATTTCTGACGGCACGGGTGAAACCGGTGTCATCAAAATTGACGTCTCAACGCTCAACCCAAACTCTTTTGGTCTTGCGTGTAACGGTGTCAAGATCAACAAAATTTACGGCACCACGCACGGTATGGAAGTCCGCATCCTTTGGGACGCAACTACAGATCAGTTTGCTTGGCAGATTCCACAAAACTCAAATTACTTGATGGACTTTTCGTCTTTTGGCGGTATTCCCAACAATGCCGGAGCAGGTGTGACAGGCGATGTTTTGTTTACAACAGCTGACGCTTCATCAGGCGACATGTACAGTATTGTGCTTGAATGCCTCAAAACCTACGCTAGTGCTTAAAAGTTAAACACAATGCCAAGCAAATCTCCAGCGCAAAAACGTTTGATGCAAGCTGCTGCCCATACAAAGGGCGGTTATGGCGGTGTTCCCCAAAAAGTCGGCAAAGAATTTGTCAAGGCCGATAAAGCTAAACAATCAGCAAAAACCTCAACAAAAAGTAGGAGCAAATCATGACAGTTGGAAAAGTTAAAGATTTTGATTTCAAATCAGGCAAAATGACCAAAGGCATGGCTATGGGCGGCGGTGCAAACTGCTACGCTAAAGGCGGCAAAGTCTCTGAAGCTCCACGCATGATGCGTAAAGAAGTCATGATGCGTGAAACCGTTAAAGCTCCATCAGCCCCTCAAGGAATGATTAAGAGCCGCGGTGCTTTGGGTGTTATGAACAACAAAAACCCAGGTGAGACCAAAATGCACACAGCCCCTAATTTGCCAGGTGACAAAATGGCAATGAAAAAAGGCGGCATGGCAATGTCTAAATCAAGCAAGAAATGCTAAGTAATTTCTTGCTTTATAGAGATTGAATTATAATTTGTCAATATCGGGCGTGCTGAGACAGCTGCCATCTGACTACTAAAATGGGGTTAGTATGGCTTATTCAGGCACAGTGAGCACGACGACGTTTAACGCTCTGAAGGTGGTAGATCACGCCTTCAGACGTTGTCGTCTGCCTGCTCAAGCTATTACTGCAGAAATGCAGACTTATGCCTTAGAGTCTTTGTATTTGTTTTTGTCAGAGTTGGCAAGCATCAAGACACCTAGTTGGTGTATTGAAAAAATGATTCTTCCTATGTATGAGAATCAGCCTATTGTCACTCTGCCTAATGGCACGGTTGAAGTTCTTAACTTGAACTACCGCACCATTCAGCCTGTAACAGGCGCTTATGTTGCAACTTCCACTTCTTACACTGTAAACTTTACGACTCAAACCGTTGTAGATACTGTAGGCATTGAATGGTCAGGAGCATCAACTCCTTTGACTTTCCAAGTCAGCACTAATGGAACTGTTTGGGTGACTGTAGGAACATATACAGGTACAGCAGTTGCAGGTGATATTACTTGGACAGACATTTCTGGAGCGTTGCCCTATCCTTACTTCAGAATTACAGCTACAGCTACTTTCAACCAAACAGTAGTAAGTCTAGGCAATATGCCTCAAGAAATTCCTTTAGGTCAGTTGAATCGTGATAGCTACGTCAACCAGAGCAATAAAGTATTTCCTGGTCGCCCTAGCAATTACTATTTCCAGCGTGATTTGCCTGAACCTGTTGTGTATCTGTGGCCAGCACCATTTTCTGCTGCAGAGCAAGCTCAGTTGATTCTTTGGCGTCATCGCCAGATTATGGACACAGCAAACTTACAGCAAGATGTTGAAGTGCCTCAGCGTTGGTTAAACGCAATCGTTGACGGCTTAGCTGCTGAAGTTGCTGCTGAAACTCCACAAGTTGATCCTCAGATTATGGCAGTTCTTGAGCAAAAAGCAGCAATGAGCTTGCAGCGTGCTTGGGACGGCGACAATGATGGATCGCCAATTCAGATTAACCCTGGCATTGGAGTCTACACAAAATGAGTGTATTTCTTGATCCGAGCGGACAGCCGACTTATGGTATTGCCATTTGTGGCCGTTGCTCGCGCAAGATGTTACTTTCTGATTTGTCGCCTGATCCCAATTACCCTGGCCTAATGGTTTGCGAAGAAGACCGTGACGAGTACGATCCGTACCGTCTTGCTCCTCGTCGCCCTGACCAAATTGTCCTTCCATTCAACCGCCCGGACACACCGATCAACACTCATCCTGCTGGCGTAATTCAAGAAGCTGGCGATGAGTTCTTCATTACTGAAGACGGTGACGGCTACCTGGAGTTTTAAATGTCTGACGTCCCAAGTAATCTAATCCCAACACGAATCACACAGCTGCCTGTAGCTCCTGTGGCAGATGAAAACAGTTTGATGATGATTGTCTACCAAGGCAATAATTATCAGATTCGTGTAGGCGACCTTTTAAGTGTTGCCGGAGTGCCCACAAGTACCCAGGTCATTGCCGGAACAGGTTTGGCAGGTGGTGGTCAACTGACAGGAAACGTAACCCTCAGCGTTGCTGTGGGAGGCATTGGCAATACGCAACTTGCAGATACAGGTGTGACTTCAGGCACTTATGGCAATGCGACCAATATCCCTGTTTTCACAGTTGATGCTAAAGGTCGTATTCAATCTGCCACAACTATTCCTGCTTCAGGCGGCGGTGGAGTTCCTACCACTACTCAAGTTATTGCCGGTACAGGTTTAAATGGTGGCGGTCAGTTGACTAGTAACGTCACGTTGAACGCAAATCTTTCTAATGCTTTGCCGTTACTTACAGATGGCTTAGGTTCTGCCGGTGTTTCTACGGACATTTCTCGTGCTGATCACCAACACCCTTCGATTAACTTGCAAGACTCTGATGAAGTTGATGGGGTTTTGTCGGTTGCTAATGGCGGCACATCACGCAGCATTGTGCCATCTGCAGGCGCAGTCATTTGGTCTGGTGCTGATGGTTTATATGTTGGTCCTGTTGGTAGTTCAGGTCAAGTATTGGTTTCAGGCGGAGCAGGAGCTCCTACATGGGGTTCTGCGCTGATTGTTGCCGACCAGTCTGCAAACGTTGTCTATGCTGGACCTGCAGCAGGCGCTGCTGCTCCTACTGCTTTCCGAAACTTGGTCAATGCAGACCTTCCTGCTTCAGGCGTAGCAGCAAACACTTACGGTTCATCTACCGCAATCCCTGTATTGACTGTCAATGCTAAAGGTGTGATCACAAGTGCCACGACCGCAAGCTTTACAGGAGGCTTGTCATACCAAGGCTCTTGGAATGCATCGACTAACACGCCAACGTTAGTTTCTAGCACAGGAATAAATGGTTATTACTACATCGTGTCTGTTGCCGGATCAACCAATCTTGACGGCATCACCGACTGGCAAGTCGGTGACTGGGCTATTTTCAACGGTACAGTTTGGCAAAAGATTGACCAGACTAACTTAGTCAGCTCGGTTAACGGGCAAACTGGCGTAGTTAGTATTGGCTATGCTGACTTGGCAGGAGCAATACCCACATGGGCGATTGCAAATGGAGGTACAGGTCAGACCACAGCATCTGCTGCATTTAATGCTTTGTCGCCTATCACCACAACAGGTGACTTGATTCTAGGTAATGGCACAAATAGCGCAACTCGCTTAGGTATTGGCGCTAATGGTTATCTTTTATCTTCTAACGGCACAACTGCTTCATGGCAACCTGCACCTGCAGGCGGAGTAACCACTTTTGACGCAGGAACCACAGGTTTTACTCCAAGTACTGCAAGCACAGGAGCAGTTTCTTTAGCAGGAACCCTTGTCGTAGGTAATGGCGGTACGGGTGCAACCACATTGACAGGCTATGTCAAAGGCACAGGCACATCAGCGCTAACAGCCTCTTCGACCATTCCAAACACAGACATTACTGGTTTGGGCACAATGTCCACACAGAATGCAACTTCAGTTGCTATAACCGGTGGATCAATTAACGGCACAACTGTTGGTGCGACAACAGCAGCGGCAGGCACGTTTACAGACCTAACTGTAAACGACAATTCAACCTTTGGTAGCAGTAACACCGATACCATAAATTTTGTTGGGCGTGTAAACTCTGATTTTGATCCTGCAACAGATAACACTTATGACCTTGGTAGAACAGGACATGAGTGGCGCAATTTGTATTTGACAGGCACAGGCAACATTGACAGTTTGATTGCTGACACAGCCGACATCAACGCTGGCACTATTGATAACACAACAATCGGCGCAACAACGGCATCAACGGTTAGAGCAACAACAGTTACCACGACAGGTACTGGAAGCCCGACAGATGCCGCTGGTCAGGTTTACTTAAATGGCTCGACTAGCAATCGTGTTGAATGGAACACTCAAGGTACAGGCGCTCCTGCATTTACGACAAGAAGCGCCGGCACTAAACTATTGCTATATCCTACACTAAGCGGTAGCGTAGCTGATTACGCTATAGGTATTGATGCCGCAACAATGTGGTACAGCATTCCAGAAAATAATGCCTCATTTAAGTTTAAATGGTATGGGGCTACAACCGAAGTAGCAAGTTTAGATGGAGCCGGAGCATTTACAGCTGTTGGCGGTATTTCTGGAGGCACATTCTGATGATTGAAGACCTGATTGAGCGCATGTTCCATGCTAGGAATGCAGCTCACATTGCTCACTGGAAGACTAAGTCCTATGCTGAACATAAAGCCCTTGGCCACTATTACGAGGATGTGATAGAGAAGCTTGATGACCTGATTGAAGCTTATCAAGGCACTTTTGGCATCATTGGCACAGTTGATGAGCAAGAGAAAAGCATTGCAAAAACAATTCATGATGATATAATTTGGTTGAATGAAAACCGCAGCAAAGTTGCTAAGGGTGTTCCAGCCTTAGAGAATATCGTTGATGATCTCACCGGGATGCACATGAAAACCCTTTACAAACTTGAAAACTTGAGGTAACAAATATGGCACAAACAGGCTATACCCCAATTCAGCTTTACCGTACAACAACGGGAGCTGCTGCACCTTCGGCAGCTAACCTGCTTCCAGGTGAGCTTGGTTTTAACATTGCTGATACTGACATGGCTCTATACGCTGAAAATGCGTCAGGCGTTGTCAAGCGAATCATGAACAACCCTGCGGGTTTAAAGTACCCCACCGCTGACGGTTCAGCAAATCAAATTATTCAAACTGACGGTGCTGGAAACCTCACTTTTGCAACCCCAAGCGGCGCGACCAAAGGTCAAGCAATCGCTTTTTCACTCATCTTTGGTCTGTAAGGAGTCATCATGGCAAATCCAAATATAGTCAACGTTGCCGCCATTTATGGCAACTCTTCGCAAACGTCTTTGACAAGCACTAGCGCCACAAGCTTGGTTAGCAATGCTGCATCCAGTGGCAAGGTCTTTAAGATCAATTCAATCACTGTTGCAAACGTGGACGGAACTGCTGCTGCGGACATCACGATCAACGTGTATAGCGCGGCTGCTCTGGGCGGCACGGCTTTCCCGATTGTTTCAACAATCTCAGTCCCTGCTGATGCCACCTTGATTGTGACCGACAAGACCACCACGTTCTACCTGCTGGAGAATCAATCCATCGGGGCAACGGCTGGCACGGCAAGCGACCTTGTGGTAAATGCAAGCTGGGAAGAGATAAACGCCTAAGGGGGCATTATGCCAATGCGTCCTCCTGCTGGGTTTATCTCAGCTTTCTATGACCCGCTGAAGAACCCTAATGCGCCGACCATTGGGACGGCTACTGCTGGTGATGCTTCTGCGTCTGTAACTTTTACTGCGCCATCTAATGTGGGCGGCTCGGCCATTTCATCTTATTCAGCGTTGTCTACACCCGGTGGGGTTGTGGCTTCTGCGGCTTCTTCGCCAATCAGTGTTACCGGCTTGTCTAATGGCACGGCGTACACGTTTGCTGTGTGGGCTACAAACACTTATGGGCCAAGCGCGTACAGTGCGTCTACTGGTAGCGTTACTCCTGCATTAACGAGGGGGGTTTGGGCTGGTGGTTATACAAGTGGCGATGTTCTTGTTAACAATATGTCGTATGTAAATATAGCAAGTACGGGAAATGCTACAGATTTTGGTGATTTAGTAGGAGCGTACCGCCTTTCGTCAGGCTGCGGCTCTACTACTCGTGGAATTTTTGCTGGTGGTGCAACTGGCAGTGACCAAGAAGTAAATGTAATTCAATACATCACTTTTGCAACTACAGGCAATGCCACAGATTTTGGCGACATGTCTGTTCTCAGAGAAACTGCGGCGGCTTGTAATTCGTCCACTAGAGGGTTAATTGGTGGCGGCTACCGTGGAACAGGGTTTAACTCAAATTATAGTTTAATTGAATACATTACTATTGCAACAACAGGTAACGCATCAACTTTTGGTGATTTAGCTGTTGCAACAAGGCAATTAGGTTCTTGTTCTTCTTCCACCCGTGGTATTTTTGCCGGGGGTACTGGGGCTGGTAGTGCTATTTACTACGTAACGATTGCCTCTACGGGTAACTCATCAAGTTTTGGTAATTTGTCTAGTGCTGCCAGATATATTTCATCTTGTTCTTCGGCAACTCGTGGACTGTTTGGTGCAATGGATGATTTGACTGCCGGTAAAAACGCAATTGAGTACATTACTATTGCTTCAACTGGCAATTCCGCAGACTTTGGTGATTTGACAATTGAGCTAACGGGTAGGGCGGCGTGCTCCTCTTCAGTCAGAGGTGTTTTTGGTGGTGGTGTGAGCGCGTATAGTAACGTATTGGACTATGTAACTATTGCAACAACAGGTAACGCCCTTGATTTTGGCGACCTTCCATTAGTAGAAGGTTACTTAGCCGCTTGCTCATCGTCTAACGGAGGAGTTCAATAATGCCAAGTTATTCAGGTGTATGGACACTCACTGCTCAGTACCAAGCTCTTGGGTCAGGTAATTGGCCGGGCGCTCCTCTGCAAGGAAACCTTGGGCTTTTTGCTGGGGGTAACGCTACACCCGGTAACACAATTGACTACATTACTATTTCCACCACCGGAAATGCTATAGATTTTGGTGATTTAGTAGCCGATCAAATAAGATTTGCTTCTTGCGCTTCAACAACAAGGGGGCTTTTTGCTGGGGGTAGTTACGCACCAGCTAATGTAATTCAATATGTAACTATCGCCACTACTGGTAATGCTACGTCTTTTGGCGATTTATTATCAGGTTTAGGTGAGTATTTAGCGTCCTGTTCTTCAGCAACACGCGGAATCTTTGGCGGAAATATTAGCTCTAACGTTATCCAATACGTAACAATTGCTTCTACCGGCAACGCGCTAGATTTTGGCGATTTATCGGCGGCTAAATATGCTTTGTCCTCTTGTGCTTCCCCTACCCGTGGTTTGTTTTTAGCCGGGTTTTTAAACCCACCGGGTACAAGATTAAATGTAATTGACTACATAACAATTGCCTCATTAGGCGATAGTATAGATTTTGGTGATCTTACAAACGCAGTCACTGACGGGGCTAGTTGCTCTTCGTCTACTCGCGGGTTGTATGCAGGGGGTTATAACGGCTCAATTGAAGTAAACGTAATCCAATATGTGACCATTGCAACCACTGGTAATGCGACTGACTTTGGTGATCTCATAGCCGGGATTAGTGGTTTTGCAGCTTGTTCTAACGCAACTCGCGGTGTATTTGGTGGCGGTTCAGGGTCAAACGTAATTCAATATGTAACTATTGCCTCCACTGGTAACGCTACAGATTTTGGTGACCTAACAGTCGCCCGAGGTAGCCTTGCCTCCTGTTCAAATTCTTCTGGTGGGGTTCAATAATGGCAACATCTTCATGGAACGCAGGGATCATCAGACCCGTAGCCGTACCTCCTGCTGGGCCGTATCAAGACGGCGCGGCTCCCGGTGTCTGGACAATAGACCAAGCAACATTTTGGGTCAAGCAAGGACTGTGGCCTATTGCTGGTAATGCTGCGCCTATTGGCTTGTTTGGCGGCGGTACAGGTGGGACAAACGTAATTGACAAGATAGTTATAGCCACCGCAAGCAATGCTGTTGATTTTGGTGACCTAGTGACAGAAGTTTATGGCGCTGGAGCCTGCTCTTCAAATGTTCGCGGTATTTGGGGAGGTGGTTATAGCGGTGGAAACACAAATGTCATTCAGTATGTAACTATTGCTTCAGCAGGCAACTCTCAAGACTTTGGTGATTTAACTACTGCTAGACAGTATGTAGCCGCTACTTCCAACTATGTACGTGGAATTTTTGGCGGCGGTGATACTGGCGCGGTTTCTAACGTTATTGATTATGTGACTATAGCAAGTACAGGTAACGCCACTGATTTTGGTGATTTGACAGTTGCTCGATATGGATTAGGCGCGTGTGGCTCATCGACTCGTGGACTGTTTAATGGTGGGGGAACTGCTGGCGGTGGCTTCTCAAACGTAATTGACTATGTGACCATTGCCTCAACCGGTAATGCTACAGATTTTGGTGATTTGACCCTTGCGCCAGAACTGACAACCGCAACAAGCTCTGATACACGGGCTTTATTTGGCGGTGGGGCTACTACGGGTAATGTGCGCCAAAACGTTATAAGTTACGTTGCTATTGCCACTACAGGAAACGCTTTAGATTTCGGAGACCTAACTGCTGCTAGAAACTATTTAAGTGCCTGTGCATCATCTACTCTTGGTGTTTTTGGTGGTGGAATTGTTTCTGGCTCAAACTCTAATATTATTGATTACGTCACGATTGCCTCAACCGGAAACGCCACAGACTTTGGCGACCTTACTGTTGCTAGATACGGTCTTGCCGCCTGCTCCTCTGCCGCTGCCGCAGTCCAACCCACGCCGACAAGTGCGGCTATGGCGTTCTTTGGTGGTGGTTATGGAGACGAAGCACAAGCAAGTATTCAGTATGTAAATATTGCTACCACCGGCAATACCATGCTGTTTGGCGATCTGACTGTTGCTAAATACAATACAGGTTCTTGCGCTTCATCAACAAGAGGGGTTTGGGCCGGGGGCAGTTCAACTAGCGTTCTAAACGTCATTGAGTACATTGATTTTTCAACGACTGGGAAAGCGTCTGATTTTGGTGATTTAATAACTACTGTCTATGGTTTAACGGGATTATCAAATAGTACTAGGGGAATATTTACCAGTGGATACACTGGCTCCCCAGCAGATGTGGCAATAAATGTTATTAGCTACATTACCATTGCAACGACAGGCAACGCAACAGACTTTGGCGATTTACTAAGCGTTCTTGTTTATGGGGCTTCTTGTGCTTCATCTACCCGTGGGCTAATTGCTGGGGGGGATAATTCTTCAGGAACTAGATTTAATGTCATCCAGTACATCACTATCGCAACAACTGGAGACGCTACAGACTTTGGCGATTTAACTGGGGGCAATAGAACCCAACTTACTAGTTGCTCTTCTCCAACCAGAGGATTATTTGCGGGTGGCACAGACGGTGGAAGAGTGAATACTATTGACTATGTAACCATAGCAACAACAGGAAATGCTACGGACTTTGGTGATTTGGTTGCTATCAATTCATTACTTGGAAGTGCATCTTCATCAACTACGGGTTTATTTGCAGGTGGGTTTACAGGAGTCGGTACAAATGTTATCCAATACGTAACCATTGCTACAACAGGTAATACCACTGATTTTGGCGATTTATCCTCTCCGCTTGCATACATTACTAGTGCTGGTTGTTCCAACACACACGGCGGCCTATAATAAAAATTCCCAACAAACAGGAGAACCCTTTGAGCAATGAACTGATCCTTGGCAACATGAACACCGCGCTGGTCGTAACAAAACCAGAGTACAACTTGATGTTGAAAAACATCCAAGACCGGATGCCTGCTGTCACACGCGACACCAGCAACTTCCACAAGTCCCACAGTCAGTTCATGTCGGTGACATTGGACGTAACAGCCATCACGCCTATTCGTTCTATCAAGCACACCCTTGCCGAGATTGACAGAACCAAGTCAGCATTGCAAGAAGCCTACATTGGCTTGCGCAAGAAGCAAGTAGACCTCAAGAAAAAAGAACGTGAGTTGGAAAGCTGTACAGACCCGCTGGATCGTGAGTTGCTTGAGATTGAAATCTTGGAACTTAACAGTCACCTTGAAGGTACGCAGAACCATGTCAATGGTGCACTGCGCAAAATGAACTTCATGGTCAATCAACATGCCCAATTGCTGGAAAAGGCTGGCAAGAACGAGATCACTGAAGAAGACTACGAGCGGGAAGAGTCTAAGTACCACATCATGACCTGCATGAAGCAGGCGCTAAACGCTGCCCGTAGCCGCAACGGCATGATTGATGAAGGTAACCTGATCTACTTGTTTGACTTGGGTATCAACGCTGCCCAAGCGCAAGCTGAAGTGTTTGCTTACCTGAACATGGAGAACCAGCTTATCTCTAGCGGTACTGCGCCTACGCACGAGATGACGATGCGCTGGCTGGAGGCTTGCGCTGACAAGTGGGCCAATGACCCTGCTGCTTTTGCTGGTCGTCGTGGCTTCTCTGTATTTGATGAGTCCAGCCTGACTAACCGTTTGGGCTACGCAGCCCCTACGGAGGAATAATGCACCTAGTCGTCGGCACACCATGTTATGGGGGGATGATGTGTACTGAGTACACTCAGTCCCTGCTGGCGCTCAAGGAAGCATGTTTGGTCAACAACATCAAGCTGACCTGCGTATTCCTTGGGAACGAGAGTCTGGTGCAACGTGGCAGAAACACCATTGCGCACCACTTCATGCAGATGCAGGATGCCACTCACCTGATCTTTATTGACGCTGACCAGAAGTTTGTGGCAAACGATATTGCCCTGATGATCAAAGCGGATAAAGGCATTGTGGGCGGTCCAGTCCCCATGAAGGGGATAAACTGGGATAAGGTGCGTCAGGGCGCTGTTCTGAACCATCCTAACTTGTCAGTTCTTACAG